GATAGAAAATGGCAAATTTTAACGAGGCATTTCAAATTTTGATGAGGCTAGAGTTTTCTCGTCCCGAGAACGCGCTAGATAAAAACCCAACAGAAAAGGGTTGGACGTTTATGGGTATTTACCAAACGGCGCACCCGCACTGGGCAGGCTGGGACGAGATACTAGGCGCGGTGGCTCTTGGCGGAAATACCCTGAAAATATCGCGTGCGTTATACGCTAGCGAGAATTTGCGCGCGCAGGTGCGAGCATTTTACAAAGAGGCGTATTGGGATCGCATGAGGCTCGACGAAGTCGCGAGCCAGCTAAAGGCAAATGAGATGTTTATTTTTGCCGTGAACGTCGGCATAAAACCCGCCGTAAGAGTCGCGCAGCAGTTGGTAGGCGTGGTAAACGACGGGATTGTCGGCGATCAAACGGTAGCGGCGATAAACCGATACGACGAGGAGCGATTTGACAAGCAATTTGACCGCGCCGAGCTTGAATACTACAACGGTCTGATTGAAAAAAATCCGAAATTTAGGGTTTACGCCAACGGGTGGAGAAATAGGGCTTTGGCGGTGTAGTATGAACTTATACTACGACAAAACCTTTATCATAGATAGCGCTTTTACCCTGCAAGCGGCATACACGGGCGAAAACGGCGAGGAGATAAGATTCAACCCCGAGTACGACGACGTATTCGTCGCTTTTACGAATACCGAAAACGACGTCGGCTTTTACGTAACGGGCGTAGGCGCGATCAGAGGAAACGAGATATTGGTGCGGTGCGGTAGCGAAATATGGCAAAACGCCCCTAGCGGGTTTTTCAAAAATGACATCAGCGACATATACGGCTACGGCGGAGTTTGGCACGCGTATAGCGTATGGATAAGAAACAAAAAAAACGACAAATACTGCGTAATGCGCGGCAAAGCGAAATTAGTAAAAGGAGCGGATATGAGGGCTAATTTGGTGCCTGATTATTGGGCGGTGCGTCCAAATACGGGCGGCAACGGCGGCAATAATGGGGGAAATAACAATAGCGGCGGTACGGGTGGCGGTAGCGGCGGAGATGTAAACGTATGGGATCATCTAACCGAGCTTGAAAAAATAATCGAGGACTATCTAAACAAAGAGTACACCTTTGATAACGTCAATTTGCGCGATAAGCTCAAAGGCGTAATCAAAGACGTAAAAGAGCTAAAAACCGAAGTCAAGGCGGTAAACGACAAGATACAGGCTATCGTCACTACAAAAGACGTCGCCGTGACCACGGACAACGAAGCTCTGGCGCAGGCAATCAAACAGATAAACGCGAAATTCGGCGAAATCAACGCTAGCATAAACGAGCTAAAACAAAGCTACGCAAGCAAAGACGAGGCACTAGCGCAGAAATTTGATGAGCTGAAGGCGACTTTGCCTAATGCGGACAATCTCTCGACGCAAATAATGCGCAACGTGGAAACAAAGATTAGTCGCGCCGTAGACGGCAAAACAAGCTCGATAACAAGCGATCTAAGCAGGCTAAGCGCTACGGTAAGCGGTCAAAACGTAAAAATAGACAACGCCTCGACTATAGCCACGCAGGCTAAAGACTACGCCGCGCGCGTAAAATCAGTCGTAACCGATAGCAGAGGAAGGATAACGGGCTGGAGCTACGGCGACGGTAGCAATCAGCAGTCTAAATTTGAGATAAACGCCGATAACTTCAGGATAACCGATAGTCTAAGGAGCTTGACGCCGTTTGAAATATCAGGCGGCAAGATAAAATTCGGCGCGGACGTAAGTTTCGATCAGCTAAAACAAACCAACACGATCATTAAGATAGAGCGGTACGAAAATAACGCGTCAAACAATAGAACCATATACGCGAATTTTAGTTCAAACTCAAACGCTTGTATCGTATTGTGGGGAAATTCGGACGGCAGTAAAAGCGGGGTTAGCTTTTTAGGGCGCAACGGTTACGGCGGGTTTCACGGCTCGTTTACAATGCAACCAAATACCGCCGCGATAATGCTTTATCTAAATCAAGAAGCCTTAAGATAGGAGGGCAAATGTATTATTATCTAGAAAAAGATACCAAAATCATCGTAGGGCAAGGCAGCGAGGAACACCCGCGCTATTTCAGCGTGCTAGCCTCCGTAATAGATAATTTGGGCGCAGATAACCCGATGGGGTATAAGTTTGAAAACGGCGCTCTAAGCAAAAGCGCAGAAATGCTAAAAAGTGAGCGCGACCAAGAAAAAGCGCGTAAGCTCGCGAATTTGGAGATAGAAATCGGCAGTAAAACTTTTCCTGCAGACGAGGCAGCGCAAACAAGAATGATGATCGCCCTAAAATCGGCTGAAATATCAGGCGTGCAAAGCGTAAAATTTCCAACCGTAAGCGGGGAGCTCGTCGATGTAAGCGCGCAGGAGCTAAAACAAATGATAATCCTTTGCGCCCAAAAGCTCAATGAAATTTTAGGCGGGGCAAAATGACGCCCGAGCAAGAAACCGCGCTAATAGACGCGGTTAATTCTGCAAACGCCTCAATAGCCGCCGTAAGCAGTCAAGTAGCCGCAATAAATAGCAAAATAGCAGGCTTAGAGGCAAAATTTGAAGGGCTAAGCGCGGGCGTTGGCGGGGTCAAAAAAGACCTTGCCGCGCTATCTGAAAAAACGGACGACGACGCGGATTTGATAAATTTTAAGCTCACGCGACTAAATAGAGAAAGGGCAATAAGATGAACTTCACAGACAAGTATATCGCCAACTTCGGCGATATGCTAACGGAAACTACGGCGGCAAATACCCCGTATCAAAAAACGCTGGAGTATCTAAACGAGCAATACGACAAATACAACATCTCAAACGAACTCCGCGCTAAATACATAAGCGAGCTACTGGCAAATCTAACTATGGGCTACACTGCGCAGGCTATGGCGCAGGCAATGGAGCTAACATACCGTGAGCTAACCTTTGATGAGGAAATGAACGGGCTAAAAGAGCAGACCAAAAGCGCGCGGCTAAGGAACGAGGAACTAGAGCGAGGGATGAATGATAGGCTAGCGGGGCTAAAAAAACAAAACGAGCTGGTAGACGCGCAAATAAAAAAGCTAAAAGACGAGACCGAACTGGCTAAAAGCCAAAAGGAGGCGATAGATAGGCAGGTAAAAGACAACCGCATTATCAAAGCCACATCTACGCTAGGCGGGTTTATCTCTGAAAACCAGGCTGGCGGGATGATAGTGCCTGCGGATATGACAAAGGTCTTTTTTGATATGCTTTCGGGGCTAGTCAAAGAGGATTTGCCGGGACTTGGCAAACCTGCTAAATTCGATATGGAAAAAAGGAAGTGAACTACACCAACTTTGACTATCTAAACATTACCAACCCCGACACGGGCGGGGGTTATGATTTTATGGCCGGC